TATGCTACGGCTTTCACAGTCGGTAAGCGTATAAGTAACAAAATGGTTAGTGATATTGATGGCTCTACGTACCAAATCCTGACCGCGTTCCAATACTCCAATGTGGCAACCGTCGCTGGAGATTGCGGTGCTTTGATAACTTATCAAAATACTGCTATACAAACCGCTAAGATTTTTGCTATTCATACTGCAGGTGTGACAGCTAAAAATTTAAGTTTTGGTTCCATAATTACTCAAGAGGCTTTAAATGAAGCGCTTGCTGTGGAAGGATTCGATGAAGTTGAAACTCTCGAATTGCCTGTAGCACAGTGCGCCATTTTTAACAGTGGGCATATGATGGAAATCAAAAGAGTGGAGAGGAGTCCCCGGATCCCTTCGCAAACAAAATTAACTAAGTCTGAACTATATGGCAAGTGGAATGACCTTTTCACACCATGTGAAACGCCTGCCCCTATAGATCGCTTGTTTAAAGATGGTAATTTGAAGAAGATTTATGACAAATACCACGTGCATGTTATTCAAAATCATGACTTTACCCGAGAGAGAGAAGAAGAAATGAATTGGATGAAAAACGTCAGTGTAAATTACGTCGATCGACGTCTTTATACGTACAAAGAAGCCGTTACAGGCATTATGGCTACCAAATTTTATAGTTTGGACCGTAGTACCAGTTCTGGATATCCTTATAACTTGGATGTAAGAAGTTCAAAGAAGACCTATTTTTGGGGTAATTCTCAAGAATTTGATCTAACTAATCCAAGAGCACTCAAGATAGAAAAAGAGACAATGGACTATGTTGAGAATTGCAAGAAAGGTGTAAGATCTCCACAGATTTATAGTGATTTCCCAAAAGATCAACTTGAAAATGAGGAGAAAGTAGCCCAAGGTAAGATTAGACTTGTCTCAGGGTGTCCCACAGCATATTTAATAGCTTGTAGGATGTATTTCGGAGCATTTATGTTCTGGATAACTTCTAACAATGTCATAAATGGCTGTTGCGCAGGCACTGATCCCGTCAGCACTGACTGGGATATTCTTGCCAAACGTTTAATTGCATTTAATCGTAAAAATGCAGAAGCAGGTGATTATAAATGCTATGATGGTTCCCTTCCACCAGACTTGCTCTGGGCCGTCTTAGATTTTATAAATGCTTGGTATAACGATGAATTTGCTAGCATCAGAGCCGTTATGTGGTTAGAGATAGTGTTTTCACGTCATATCATAGATTTCATTGTATTCGAATGGTTAGGAAGTATGCCCTCTGGCAACCCTCTCACATTGATCATTAATACAATTGCAAATAAGATCGCTTTCCGTTGGTGTTGGAATCAAATGATCAGCACATCAACATTCAGCGATAATGTGTTTTTAGTCGTACAAGGCGATGACAATTTGTTTTCTGTTACTGAGATATATGCAGATATATTCAACGTATACACGATAGCTCCTGTTATCGCAAACCTAGGCCTCACTTTGACCCCCGAAGACAAAGGAAGTCTAGAAGTTTTCAAACCCCGTCTCTTAACAGAGGTTGAGTTTATGAAAAGATCGTTCGTATTTAATCCAGACACCAATACTTATCTAGGACCTTTGCGGCTACAGAAAGTACTTGAGATGCCCTATTGGACAGCTAAGAACGATGATAATATTACAAAAGAAAAAACAAGAGTGGCCTTACAAGAGTTAGCTCTAAGAGGACGTGAAGCTTTCAATCTATACGGTAAACGTATGTTAATTGAATTTGAACAGGCATACCAACATCGCAATGGATGGTTTGAGAAAACCTCCTATACGCAGGTGCTTGGATTGCCTTTCGAAAGATAGGCGACACGTGGCTAGCATCCCAAACTGCTCTTGCTAATGAGGAAATACTCTCTTACTTCGTAAG